TATCAAGGTGTAGGTAAAAAAGATAAAGGGCAAGGTTCAGCATCAAGATTTTTTTATTGTGCAAAAGCAAGTAAGAGTGAAAGGAATAAAGGGCTGGAAGGGTTTGAGGAGAAACAAACATTTGGAGGAGGAGGTGGGATTGGAGATTATAAAAATGATGTAAACTCAATGTCTGGTAAATATGGTAGTGAAAAAGCACCAGCAAAAAACCACCACCCAACAGTTAAACCTGTGGCACTTATGAGATACCTTGCAAGACTAATAACACCTAAACAAGGAACAGTACTAGACCCATTTATGGGTTCAGGAACAACAGGTATTGCTTGTAAGTTAGAGGGTTTTGAGTTTGTAGGAATTGAACTAGATAAAGAATATTTTGAAATAGCAAAGGCAAGAATAAAAAACTATAAAGAGTAGATAATTTTACTATTATGCAAATAGTTTTAAATATAAAAAATTTTGATAAACAAAAAGAAATATTCCAGGATCCTCATCGCTATAAAATAATATCTAAAGGAAGAAGATTTGGACTTACAAGAGGTATGGCTAACGAATACATAATGAGGGCATTGCAAGGTAAGTTTAAAAAAGGTTTATGGGTAGATACTATTAACGCAAACATTGATAGATACGTTGAAAGGTTTATGGTACCGGAACTTAGAAAATTACCTAAACAAATATTTTGGCAGTGGAAAAAACAAGCAAGAACTCTAATTATTAAAGACTCATACATAGACTTTAGATCATCAGATAATCCACAAAATATCGAAGGGTTTGGGTATGAAATAGCATTCTTAAACGAAGCAGGAATCATTCTAAGAGACGAATACTTATGGCATAACGCAATACAACCTATGCTTATGGAATATCAAGCAGAAACGATTATAGGAGGTAATCCTAAAGGTAGAGGACTATTCTACGATTTATATCTTAAAGGTTTAGATCCTAATAACACTGATTACAAGTCATTTCATGTTACGACTTATGACAATCCTTACATGCCGGTAGCTGAAGTAGATAGAATGGTAGCAGACATGCCTGAGAGAGTAGCAAGGCAAGAGATATTTGGAGAGTTTCTAGAAGATGAAGGTTCAGTTTTCAAACACGTTAAAGATATTATGGTAGCACTACCGGAAAAACCTATGCCAAACAAAAGGTATGTAATGGGAGTAGACCTTGCTAAAGTTCAAGACTACACAGTAGTTGTTATATACGATGCAGAATCACACCATCAAGTTTATCAGGCAAGATTTAAGGATTTGAATTGGGTAGCGCAAAAGAAAAGAATATTTGCAATAAATAGGTATTACAACAGTTGTCCGGTAGTTTTAGATGCTACGGGAGTAGGAGATCCAATTGCTGATGACTTTTTACAAGAAGGTATTGCAGTTATACCGGTAAAGCTTACAAACGAATCAAAGAGAGAATTGATAGAAAAGTTAGTATTATGGATAGAGCAAGAAAGAATAGCAATGCTAAATCTTAAAGAAACACTTGTAGAATTTACTGCTTTTACATACGACATTAGTAGTAGTGGTAAAATAAGATATAATGCTCCACCAGGATTGCATGACGATATAGTTATCGCCCATGCTCTAGCTGTAAAAGAGTTGTTTGGAACTAGAAAATTTACGACCAAAGAACCTACACGTATTCAACAAGCAATACGTCAAAAACTCAGAGGTCAGAAAGATGACGAATATGACATCATCGCAATCTAACAGAGAAGAAATAGCTCAAATATTTAATTTTGAAGAAGAAATTATAGAAGAAAAAAAAGAAGTTAAAAAAGAACCTATTAAGCAGGTTAAAAAAGAAATAGTTAAAGAAGAAAAAGTATATCCAGATCACTACGAGCTAACAGATGCATTGTTTTGGATAGAAGATATATTAGGAAGAGGACTTATTGACTGGGTACTTGTAGGAGATATTGCAGACCAAATAAGAAAATACAACGATCCAACACTTCTTGCAGATAAGATAGAATTAGAGATACTAAGAGGTAAATTTACAGTATCAGGTAGGAAGATGATTTCATCTTGGATACCGCAATCTTTAGATGACACACTTACTGAAATAAAAGTACAATACAAAAACGTTCCAATTCATATTAAAATAATAGATAAGGATCCAGGTTATCTTAAAAATCCTAATACAGTATTTTTTTATGTAGTAGATTTTAAAGTTCCAAATCCTTATGAGGTTTATTTAGATGTTAGAAATAATAACAATTAGTACACTAGCAATATTATTAATAGGAATGTTTGTATACCATGTTTTCATGGTTAAAGAACTAAACAAGCAAATAAGAGAATTGATTAAGATGCAAAAAGCAAAGAACTTAACCGAATATTCTGCTAGTGAAAAAATACAAGAAAACACAACAGAGCAAGAACCTCCTGAATTTATACCATCAGAAAACATTGACGAAGATATATTTAATAAAATGATAGAAAGGCAATTAGATGGCTCTAGATAAGAGATTATCACCAAAAGATAGATTAGGAATGCAGATAGATGAAATGCTATCTACTTTAAAAACAAGAAGAAAAAAGTTTGAACAAAGATGGTACGATAACAATTTCTTTGATGATGGTTATCATTTTAGATACGTATCAAGAACAACCGGTCGAGTATTAGATGTACACAAATCACAAACTAATGACCCGGTAAGAGCAATTCCAAAAGCATCAAGACAAATAAGAGGAATAGCAAACCTTATTATGGGAACAGATCCAGTTCCTGTTGTATATCCTGATATAGCTAAAGGTATGACACCTGAGCTTATAGAAAAAAGAAAAAATTGGGCTAAAGCATCAGGTCTTTGGATAGAAAAAGAATGGAAAGATAAAGACATGAAAGGAAAACTTACACAAATGCTAATACTTGCTATGAAGCATGGCGTTAGCTTTTTACAAGTTTACCCAGATTTTGTTGAAGAAAAGATAAACATGAAAGTTTATGATGCATTTGATATATACGTAGATGGCTCACAAACAGACATTGAAGATAGTCCGTACGTAATTAAAGCAATACCAATGCTAGTTTCTAAAATAAAAGCAAATGAAATGTTCGATGAAGAGCAAAAAACAAAAATTAGTCCTGACTGGAAATATGCAAACTCAGAAATAAAAGATGCATATATGCAAACAAGATATGGTAAAGGTAGCAATGATGACAACAATGCAACTGTAATTTTAAAAGAAGCTTTTCAAAAAGTTTATCTAAACAAAAACAATTATCCGTACATCGCCAGTAAATATCCTGAGGCAGTGAGGGATAAAGATATTGGCGATGTAGTTATGAGACATACATTTGTTGCAGGCAATGTTTGGTTATTTGATGAATACTTACCTAACAGTAATTACCCATTTATAGCTCTCACAATGGAACCTGGGCCACTTTATCAAACACCACAGATTGAAAGATTCATTCCAGCAAATAAGAGCTTAGATTTGATTATGAACAGAATTGAGAAATACACCAACACAATGACAACAGGTATATGGCTAAAAAGAAAAGGTGAAGATTTCAGACCAACTAACGTGTCTGGAGGACAAGTTATTGAATATACAGCAACACCACCTCAACAAGCTCAAATGGCATCACTTCCTACACATGTTTTCAATTTCGTTAAGTTATTAGAGCAATTTATAGAAGAGCAAGGCGCAAGTACATCAGCACTAGCACAACTACCACCTGGAGTTAAATCAGGAGTTGCTATTGAATCATTAAAAGCAACAGAGTTTGCAAACCTTAAAATAAACACAGACCAATTTAAACAAGTTGTAGAGATAATAGCTCAAAGAATGCTAGACATTGCAGCAGATCATTTTATTACACCGCAAACAATAAGAAGATTAGAAAATAATGAACCAAGATATTTTGAAATTGTAGGACAAATTGGAATGGAAGCAAGACAAAGAATTGGTGAAAACTTACCTGAAGACATAGCTATAATATCAAGAGATGCAAAAGTAGATGTAGAAGTATCAACAGATGCAGCATTTACAATGGAAGGTAAGAGAGAAATAGCACAACAAGTAACAGCATTCTTCTTAGAACTTGCTAAGATTGGATACGTTACACCTGATCAAATAGATGTTGTAATTAAATCTTTGATAGATACATTTAAGTTTGGAAACACACAAGAATTCTTAGAGGCATTAGACAGACCAATGCCTGAACAACCACAGCAACAGCAAACAAACACAGATGATATAAAAGTTGCTATATTAGAAGTATTGAGAGATGTAGGTTTAGTACCAGGTAGTCAACAAGTTCAAGGTGGCGGTATGCCACAAGGAGGTATGTAATGCCAATGAAAGAAGGATACTCAAATAAAACAGTATCAAAAAACATATCTATGCTTAGAAAAGAGGGTAAACCTCAAAAACAAGCTATAGCAATTGCTTTAGAGATGAGAAGAAAAGCAAAGAAAGGTAAATAATGTCTAAAAACAT